AACTTGCCGCCCTCTGCTGTCATGTTTTTAAACACCTGTTCAATCTCTTTAAATCCGATCTTCCCCTGCGATGCAAACTCTTTAACCTGCAAAGTAGAAACACCCAAAACCTTTGCGAGTTCATCATAAATCGGCACTCCCCGGTTAGCAAACTGCATTAAATCCTGAGTCATCGCCCGGCCTTGCGTTTTGATTTGACCGAAAAGGTAAACCATATCTCCGACAGGCTGAGAGAGTCCCGCCGCAACATCGCCAAGCATACGGAGGTTATCTATAACTGAAGAGGCATCAAATCCGAAAGCCACAAGCCGCTTGCCGGCATCGACAACTTCTGTCATTTCAAAGGGAGTCGAAGCCGCGAAAGATTGCATATCTTTTAATAGCTGATTTGCTTTCTCTGCGCTCCCCAACATGGTAGTAAATGCGACTTTCTGTTGCTCCATATCGGCGGCGGCTTTAAGACAGGCAGCTCCTATATCAAAAATTTGTTTTGCAATGTAAGCAGCTCCGAGCTTTTTCCCAAGCGCCATGACGTCATCCGCAAAAGTTTTTGTTTTCTTGCTGGAATCATTAAAACTTTTACCGACACCTCCAGCTGATTTTTCAGCCTGGTCAGCGGCTTTCGACAGGTCGTTCAGCGCCTTTTGAGCCTGTTCAATCCCGTCCCTGACAATCTTAATCTGTAATGATGCAAGTTCGGCCATTTATTTCGGTTTCTCCGGTTTATTCATCTTACTTCGCATAAACTCATTCGCCTTGCCTGATATTCGTTTAAACATCTCAATAACATCAGAGCCTAATTCAATGCCGTATATCTTCTGCCAGTAATAAATATTCTGAAACGTCAATCCCCGGTATGAGTCCCATATTTCAAAGAATAACCCGTGAAAATATGCGACCTCCTCCGGTAATTCCTCATCTTCAAATATCACATCTTCTTTTAACTGCTTTGCCCTCTGCCGGTACATTGCCCGCTTAGAGGGCTTGTCATTTTCGCTGTAATCATATTCCAGAGTATAAAGGACAGCCCTTTCGGTTTCCTCAATTACTCTTTCACTGATAAAAAATTGGAATCATCAACCGCCCATGCCTCGATCTGTTCGGTGAGCCATCGGAGCCGGGGATTATTATACATCTTTTCCTTGTTTTCCCGTGTGCAAGGGTATTCTTTCCCTTCGTCTGTGATGCCTCTCCAGTCCTTAACGCAAGCCACGAACATATCAGGAGATCCGACCGCCTCTTGAATATCTTTCTTGCGATTAGAGGAGAGTTTCAGAGCGTTTTTATGCAGCGCCCTTCTGTAATCCTCTGAGTTCCTGCCAACTACGAGAAAAGCAAAGTCACATTCTGAACCGTCCGGCAATACCGGAGTCATCCAGATCCCTTCTTCTCTTATAACCTCATTGATTTTTGTTAAATCCATATTCTCCCTCTTTTATTTTATATCACCGGCTGTTTTAAAACAGACATGGTGACGTTGTTTGCATCGATCAAACCCTGGAAGTCCAGACTTTCAGTTACATCAGTTTCAGAAATCGACCTTGAATCCTTTGTGAATTTCAGTTTCGGGATGTTGAAAAGATAAGCGTTCCCGTCAAGGTCCACGAGTCTTAATGACAGGTCAATGTCAGACTCAGCAGAGAAAAGCCCTGCAAGTGTCGCACTTGTTGAAAAGAAAGCATTGAGTGATCCTGTAACGTTGACCCTGCCTTCACCGACTCCGGCGGCGTTCTTACTCATAACAGCAAAGCGCCTTGAAAGCCCGTTGCTTATCTGGAGAGAGACTCCGGAAACTATAGCAAGTGATTCTGTTATTGCACCGCTATTGATTGAAAGCGACCCTGTAAATGAATCAAAAGGTGTGCTTACCCCCGGCTCTGTCACGCTTGAAGCGATAGAGGAAGCCGCAAAATCTGTGTAAGTCATGCCGACAAAATCAAAAGAGCCATCAATCATTTTGTCCGGCTGACAGGAGATTGAAAACTTATCAACCTTAGCGCCTTTGATAGAATGATATTGAGATATATTTGTGAAGCCTTCCTCAATCGTATAGCTCTGAATATCCGCAGATGTAGCAGTAGCAAGATAACCCACTGCTGAACCCATATACACAGTGCCGGTTGACAGGGTTTCCGCTGTACAGGTTTGATCTACTGTTAATACGGTATCTGTAACAGTTGCGACCTTCTTCCAGCCGTTGTTGCCTGATTGCGCGAATCCGGAGAAGTATATCACATCACCCACTTTAAGATTAAATGTTGTAATCCACAAAGCGGATGCCGCTGTGTATGTTTTCCCTGCTGCTGCAACCGTGATCCCGTTTGTTTCGGCAGAAAAGGAACCGCCTTTATACCCGCTTCTTATTGTGACCGCATCGTCTGTGTCTGCGGTGAAAGTCTTTGCAGTTGACCCGTCCGCGAGTGTCACAGTAAGACGGTCATTCGCGCCGGAGCCGTTTCCGATTGCTGTTATCTTGTAAAGCCCTGCATTGCCGGATTCATCGGTGTTACTTATGACGATATAATCGCCGACATTAAGACCGAGATCAAGCCATGACAGGCCAGAAGCATGGTCAATTGTGCTTGCCGGAGACGTAAGGAAATCAACTGTTGCAGATAGAGTATAACCGCCGAGCCACCTTTTACCGAAAGCCCCTTCAAGAAGCGGATCGAATGATTCATAGCTGAATTCAAAGGGAACTGAAAGAGCGGGCTGATTCTGTCCGAGCCTCATATCAGATATACCCCTGTCAGATCTTATCTCTCCCGATTGCAGGGATGATCGCTCGTTGCTGATGCCGTTCCCTCCGGTGTTTCTTATCTTTGAAAGTGTAGGTGTCGCCGGAGTAGTACCGGCTGTCACCTCTTTTATAAATGCCAGATACCTGTTTGATCCTGCTGCGTATGCCATGAGTTGCCTCCCTTAAATGTCTATTCGATAGAATACTGAGATTGAAACCCTATACCACCCTTCATCTGTTCCATGCGGATCGGCGTAAAAGTTTTCAATCTGTACTGTGGTGCTGTTATATGTCAGGCTATGCCCGACCTTAAAGACGCTTTCGAGCGACTCAATCAGCTTGTCCGCGTCATATTTTGCATTTTCTGTTGAAGCGTAAACATCAATCTGATATACGCCCGTTCTCCTTTGCGGAACATCAAGCCCGATTATCACATTCTGCGGTCTTGCCGGGATAAGCACCTGAGAAACATATTTTCCCGGATTGACCGGATCATATCCCTTGCCGTCCCATGCAACGCTTACGCTGTTTGTGGTGGCCCACGCGTTCAGATGATCATTGAACACCTTTTCTATCTGTGCATTTTTACTTGCCACCTTTAAGCTCCGCAATCGCCTGATTTAAAAACCTGTTCATAAGTGTTAAATTCTTTCTAAGCATCCCGCGCGGAGACTTTTTGCTATATCCGTATTCAAGCTTTTTGATGTACGGCAGATTATTCTGAATGAATACCGGAGCCGTTGTCTTGTCGGTTAAAAGCTCACTTGTCGCCTTGTTGATTGTCGCTCCGCCGTCTTTATCCTCGACATTAAGCTGTGATCCGGTGCTGTTTCCTATTGAAATCTGCCAGTTGCCTCTTGCCCTTCCCGTGTCAACAGGCGTGTCCATTACGACATTGGTAAAAAGGTCAAGACAGGCTTTATTTGTAACCTGGACAGCAAGCTCCGGAACTTCTTTAGCAAAGTCATTGACAAGCTTTGAAAATAATCCCGCGCCCTTGATACTCATAATCTCACCTGCACTATATAGACAAGATCGGTTGTTGCGGGAGCTTTTCTTTCATGGCTCACATAGTTATAAGTTGCTCCGTCCATCGTGAATTTGTCACCCTCCTGCGGTTCGGGCATTGCGCTTCCGTTTGCCTGACTTGTTGAAAGTACAAGCCTTATGTCATCCCGCCTGATATTCGTTCCGTCTATTTCGTTAATGTTAAACTGAGTCCTTACGCCATAACCTGTGTATTCTGTCGGTGTACTTGCCGGAGCGGTGTATGTCACCTCTTCTGTTGTTGAATTTGTCCATCTGTCACAACCTTCGACCGGATCATAATCCTTGATCCAGTTCCCGGCTGATTCATACCTTGAAAGCACAACAGGCATTCCGCTTTGTTCAAGGAGCCTGTCTGCTGTCGCCTTCATCTTGCCGTAATTCATCTGCTTATATCCAGAGATGCTGTATTTTTCTTTAAGAGCCTGCGGAGTATCATTCTTATCTCTGATATTTCCGGAGTCTGTTTTGAACTGAACCAGTATTCTTTAGATTCAGACACCGCACCTGAAACGGCATTGCTTTCAGACTTGACCGGAGAACCTTCCCTCACCGGGATTACATCTGTTCCCGCGTTTGAATAATAAACAAAATACGCCAGGGCTTTCTTTATTTCAGGAGGGATAACATCTGAGTCAATCTCCACGCCGTCTTTGTAATAAGCATACAAACGGGGCCATTCTAAAGCCTGATCATCGTTTAATCGCTCCCCCGGCCATTTTGCGAATGAATCCAGAACATTTGTCATGCGGTTTAACGCCGCCTGTTTTTCTGCATCTGTTGTAAGGGTAATAGTGAGTCCGGCATCTTCAAGATACTGTGCAAGCTCCGCAACTGAAATATAGCTTGTTGAAGTGCTTGATCCGGTTCCGGTTTCTGGAATGAATACGATTGCCATTATTCTTCTTCCGGCTCGCTTTCTATAACGGCTTCAACATCTTCGGGCATATCGTCTGCTATTTCAGGGATCACATCCTCAATAACAGGCTCATCCGATACAATCTCAACATCTTCCGGGAACTTGTATTTGCCAGGAAATGCCTTAACTGTTTTCTCTGCGCCTTCAAGAGTTGAAAAATGTACTTCTTTGCCTGTTTTAATATTTATTACTTTTATCATGGTTGCTCTCCGGTTAATATTATAAGCGGGGATATTTCACCCCGCTTTGTATTACATCCAGTATGGTTTGATCCAACAATCTATTGGAACACCTGCAACGGCTGTTGTCTGAAGTGCTATCCCGCAATATGCAGAAGCGTCCGAAGCTTCATTTGTCAGGACATTCACACTCACACCGCTCGCAACCGCGCCGACATAGAATTCTGAAACTGTCGCAAAAGGTGTTGTTCCGTGATCCTCTTCTGTCGTGCCGTTCATTGTGTCTATAAC